CCTGCCGGATCACCGGCAGGATAGCTGCTGTCGCTGCGGTCGGCGTAGCTGCCTTCATAGCCGCGCTGTGCGGCCATAGCCAGCCACGAAAATTTCTGCCCCGGTGCGCCGTGTACAATGGCGTACTGGCCGCAATCCTCCGCCCACAAATGGCCGGTGCCGTCAAGGTCAGTCAGCAGCCAGGCGGGCTGCCCGTACTGGGCGATGGTCTCCGCATAGCGTGGGTCAAGGGCAATCAGGCACCAGCCGTCTGGGCTGCACCGGCCCTTACCCCAGTCCGCAAAGGTGGGCACCGGCGTCTCAAATGCAGCCATTTTCAGTGCACCAAAGCTGGTAGGCACCACGCGGGATTTGCTGCCCCAAACGTCTAGGTTGTGCACGTTGAGCTTGCCGCTCACGCCAACGCGCGTCGTGTTAAAATCGGCATCGCTGTCATCGCTGCGGTTGTAGGTGATCTGCATCCCAACGTAAGATGTGGGGTCAAGTCCATTCACCCAGCCGTACTTGGCGTATTTACTGCACGCGCCGATGTAGCTGCTGCCAGCCTCAGAGTACAGCACGCCGGTCAGGCCAATGCTGCCGGTGTTGATGGTGGCATACCATGCGATGTGCCGGTTGTCCAGAAACACGCGCTCACCGGCCTCGGTGCCCATACGTATCCAGGCGTTGTCCAGGTCGTACACGGTGGTGTAGTTGAGGTTATGCAGCTGCCCGGTCGTGATGTTGCCGCCGTTGATGATTGTCTTGTCCTGGTTCCAGGTACTCAAATCCGAGAATGTCACCACGCCGGATAGGTTGATCTGTGCGCTGGTGATCTCTGTTCCGCCTGCCGTCAGCTTGATGGTGCTGCTGGTTCCGCTTGTGCTGGCCGTCAGCTTAATTTCGCTCACCGTCTGCTTGATCTCGGTTTTTGTTTCGGTGGTAGTCAGGTAATCGCCGCTGCTGGCCGTCCAGGCGGTAGGGGCATTGCCCATCTGCACCATGGGGTGCATAATGGTCAGATCGTTGGTAACGGTGGCGTTGTCGTCCGCGGTACTTATAAACAGACCGTCTGCATAGCCGTCCGCGGTCGCCGTGAACGCCGCCCAGCGCAGCTTCCAGCCGTTGTCCAGCTCAATGTCCTGCTTCGCATTTTTGAATGCATTGCCGTAATAACTTTTTGCGCCGCTGCTGTTCTTGGTCTCGAACTGCAAAAACAGGCTGTCCGTGCCAGAGTTGAGCTTGTACAGTACGCTGGCGCAGTAGGTCATGCCCTTGGCAATCACCAGCGTTTTGTCCGCACCAAAGTGGAAGCGGGTGTTCTGCGCCTTATTGGTCACGCGAACAGATTCACCCATAATGGTGTAACTGCCTTTTTTGCTTGCGGCGTTGCCGCCTGCATCCAGGGTCGCATTGTTCCAGTCGTCGGTGCCCGCAATAATATTGTTGCCGCCGGTGATCCGCTGCGTTACCGTCTGGGTAATGCTGTCGGCTTTCTGGTCAATCGCGGATACTGATTCTTTAACGGTTTTGAATTCCTTCTTGGTGCTGTTCAGGTCGTTTGAAATGGTTGTGGTGGTCTCTTTCAGGCTGCTGACTTTGGTGCTGATGCTATCCGCCTTCTGGCTGATGCCGGAGACATCCTCTTTCAGGCTGTTCACCGTTGCGGTGGTGGCGTAATCCTGCAATTTACTGTCAACGGCATCATTGGCGGCGCTGATAGCGGTGTCCTTCACGTTGGCCGTTACCGTTTCAGTCACTGACTTGGTGACTTCGGTTTTGATCTCGTCAGCGGTCTGGGAAAACAGGCTTTTTGCGCTTTCCTGGGTCAGATAGTCACCGGAGCTGGCGTTCCAGGCGGTCGGCGCGTTGCCGTATTGCAGCATGGGGTGAAGCAGCTCAAACTTATTGGTGCAGTTGCCATTGCTGTCGAAATCGGCTTTTTTCAAAACACCGTTTTGGCCGGGGGTCCATGTACCATACCGCAGCACCCAGCCGTCTGTCTGCTTAATTTCGAGCTGGTCAGCGGTTTTTATGTAGGCAATGTAATTTTGTCCGTCATCGCTCGTAAACGTAATGCCCAGCCGCAGCGCATCGGTGCCGGAAATGAGTTTGTACATAACGGACAGGCATAGGGTAACGCCTTTGGTGATATGGGCGCTAACAGCGTTGAACTTGAACCCGCGGCATGTGTTCGCATTGGTTATTGTTGCGCTGCCATCATCGCCATACACCACGCTACTGTCAATGCCGACATAGGTGGCGTTCTTGAAGCTCTCACTGCCCAGGATCAGGTTGCCGCCGCCGGTGATTTTGGTGTCTTTTTTCACCTCAGAGGAAAGCCCGTCCACCGTTGCTTTCAGGTCGGTGTACTTGCCGGTCAGGTCGCTGGCCTTTACTTCCAGGCCGTCCACGCTGGTCTTGATCTCCAGCATCTTGCCGGTCAGGTTTTTGTAGCTCTGGCTGTTCACGGCGCTGGAACTTTCCCGGCTGGTGCTGCCCACGCTTTCAAAGCTTGCCTTGCCGGAGGAGATTGTGGCGCTCATCAGGTAGGTGTCGAACTCCCGCCCGCGTGCGTCCTTAACGTGCACGATCTGGCCGCAGGCAAGGCCGGAGCTGCTGGGCACCGATACTTTGCAGGGGGTGTAGGTCACGTTTTTCAGCACGTTGTACAGGTTTTGGACGACGCTTTTCAGGTTGGCTTCGGTGCCGGTTGTCAGCAGCAGATTGCCCTGCACTGCATAGGTGTTGGTGGCAGTGGTGCTGTCGGGGTAGATGACCCCCACGTCACTGTCCGACTGCCGGATCTGGACTTTCTCAATGGCCTTGACTGTGTAGTCCTCGTAGCTCAGGCTGTCAGCATAATAGGCGGTGCTGTTGCTGGCACCGTCCGGGGTGATTTTAACTGTGCTGCGCTTGTCTGTGTAGGTCAGGAATTGCAGCTTGCCGTCTGCATTCATGTGGGCGTAGCAGCCAGCGGCTTCCGCCGCCCAGGAGATGATTTGGCGGCAGGTTAAATCATCCGCATAGAACGCTTGCACGCTGTAGCTGCCGTTGATGGGCAGACTGCTGCTGGCAAGCGTGACCCCTGCCCGCTGGCAGGCCAGCTGTACCAGCTGCCAGATGGTCTTGGGGAACTGCGCCTGATTGGCCCGCAGCCAGCCGGAAAAGTCTGCATCCAGCTTGGACATGGTGTCATAGGCCGTGACCTTGTAGCTGTTGCGCTTGGTGCGGGTGGGCTTTTCAGCATAGAAAACGCCTACCTTGGTTCGGTTCCCGGCATCATCCTGCCGGTAGTAGGTCAGGGCGTCCCCGGCAGTGATCTGCAGGCTGCCGCCCGGGTCCGCCCAGATTTCGGCTTCGATGTAGTCCGAGAACGCAGAGCCAATAGTGAACTCTTGCCCGGCGTTTACCGCGGTGTGCAGGGTAAGACTCTTCACCGCGCTGCCGGGGGAGCCGCCCTTTAATTCGGTGCCGCTTGGGAGAGTGAGAATTGGTTGGAGCAAATATACACCTCCTTTGGCTTTAGTTAGGAGGTAGGAGTGAGGAGTTAGGAGTTCATGGTGTGCGCGTGCGCGCACGGGTTGAAAATTGGGCCGCAATCCCGTAGGAGCGCACATTGTGCGCCCGTCGCCTTGCGGCAAATCCCATTGCGGAATATGTGGCAAAGTTTTGGAACGGTCAAGACCGTTCCCTACAGAGCTGGACCTTAGGCCCGTTTTAACTCCTAACTCCTACTTCCTACCTCCTAACTCTCAATCAGCATTCAATAATGTTAAATTTAAGGTTCTTCCACTGTTTCGTCTTGGCATTGTGCCAGGCGATGCCGTATTTGCTGCAGTAGCAGGTGGTGGTTTCGGTCTCGGTGGAAGAACCGGCTTTGGGATGGGTGAACTGAAACGTTGCCTTGCCCGCAAACAGCCCGATGGTGTACTTGTATTCGTCGTCAGTCAGGCAGCTGTAGGCGATGGGCCAGGTGGCAACCTTTTCCCGCACCACTTCGCGGTGCATGTACCCGGCTTCGTCGCGCCCGGAATCGCTGGAGTCCAGGTCGGAATAGCTCGGTTCAATGTCGCAGTCCGGTGCGTACAGGGATTTGCCATCGATCTGGAACAGATTGGTCAGGGTCACGTTACACACCTCCTGTGGCAATGGCCTGTTTGCGCTGCCAGCGCTGTACGGCGCGGCCTACGTCCTCGTCGGTCAGCTCAATGCCGTACACGGCGGAGAGGATCTC